TGACGGGAAGACTCGGACGAACGGACTGTCCCCCAGGAAGACGGCTGCCATCTTCGACGACCCGGCGAATGACATCGTCCCGGTTGCGGCTGGCACGATCGTCCGGAAGCAGCGCACGGTCACCAACCCTGACGGCTCGACGAAGACCATCCCCGGCGAGATGCACATGTGGGATGAGGAGCTGAAGTACGAGATCCGTCACGAGGGTCAGGAGATCAAGTCGATCAAGGTGCTCGAGGAGCATGCGGTTGGCGAGAACCCGATCACCCGGTTCGCATGTGATGTGGATCTGGATGGTCGCACGACTGGCCTGGTGTTGCCGCTGAAGCCGTTGCAGGACCGGATCAACGAGCAGATGTTCGATCTGCTGGTGGTCGGCAAGGGTGGGGCTTTCAAGGTTCGGACTGTGTCCGGGATGCTCCCGCCGACGATCAAGGTCCCGGTCTACCAGACGGAGATCGACGAGAACGGTGACGAGGTCATCGTCTACGACCCGGATGGTCGTCCGGTTGTGTCTGAGTGGGTTGACAAGACGGACCGCAACGGTAACCCGCTTCCTGCTCCGGTGCAGACGGGTGCCGCCCGGTTCTTGTATGCGGAGGATCCGGACGTCAAGTTCGGCTCTCTGGACGAGACTCCGATGGACGGTTACATCTCTGCCTTGGACATGTCGATCCGGCACTTGTCGTCTGTGACCCAGATGCCTCCGGATTGGCTGATCGGTCAGATCGCGAACCTGTCGGCTGAGGCTTTGCAGGCCGCCGAGCGGGCCCTCTCCCGGAAGGTGGGGGAGTTTCAGTCCGTTTTCGGAGAGTCCTGGGAGCGGGTGTTCCGCTTGGCGGCCTCGCTCGACGGTAACACGGCTGCCGCTGAGGATGAAGCTTCTGAGGTGGCGTGGCGCGACGACAACCGTGCGTCGCTGTCTCGTGTCGCCGATGCCCTGGTGAAGCTCCGCGAGATCGGTGTCCCGTACGAGGGGCTATGGGAGCTTCTGCCTGCTGTGACCCAGCAGCAGTTGGGCCGTTGGAAGCAGCTTGCCGAGGACGGGGATGAGATCGCTCAGCTTCGGATGGCGATCGAGAAGCGCGCTGAGGCGCGCAGCCAGCCTGTCGAGGAACCTGTGATCGAGGAGGACGTCGATGGCGCTACCTCCGACAGCGAGGCGTAAGGAGATCTTCGAGATCGAGAGGATCTTCTGGGCTGCGTTCACTGAGCTCGGCATCAAGATGTCGTACGAGGCGCTTGACTTGTGGGAGGACGTTCCGTCCTCTCCTCGTCAGGCTGCCCGTGCGATCGAACGTTATCTCGATCAGGTGTTGCAGGTCACCAGTCTTCGCAGGGAGCATGCCAGGCGCATCGCTATCCCCTACTACCGACTGGTCCGGGCACTGTGGATTGGGAAGACGTTGCAGCCTCTCGAGGTCGACGAGAGCGGTTCTGTGGTGGCAGGCGAGAAGCGTGCCTCAGAGGACCTGGATGACCTGCGTGAGGGCTTCTACGGCATCGTGGAGACTCTGGTGCCGGAGGCGATCGGCAAGCGTCCTACGCCCTCTCGGGTGCGTGGGGACGACAAGATCAAGGTGGACCTGGTCAAGGATCTGATCGAGTCTCTGAATGAGCTCGAGGATCTGCTGGATCAGATCGCCGAGGATGACCTGTCGTTGCAGTCGGTGAAGGCTGCCGACAAGCTGTCGAAGGTCTCCACGAAGAACAAGTCTGCCGAGGACTTCGAGAAGGAGTCCGAGGATACCCGCCTCCGTCAGGGGGCGGTGCTGGCCGCTAAGGCGCAACGCTCGGTTCGTGATGGTGCCAGGCGCACCAATGACACGTTGGCCGAGAAGGACCCTGAGGCGATCGGCTGGATCCGGGTGTCCGAGTCGGGCACACCGTGTGGCTTCTGCGCAATGTTGATTGCGCGGGGGTTGCAGAAGAAGGGCGAGAAGCTCGAGATCGGAACCCTGTACCAGTCGGAGCAGGGTGCGGAGCGGACCGCCACCGGGGAGAAGTACCACGACAACTGCCAGTGCAGGGCGATCGCGGTCTTCTCTGAGGAGCAGGTCTTGAACGACCCGCAGTACGACCTGAACCGCAAGTACCCATCGGAGTGGCCGCAGGTCACGAAGGGCCTTGGCGGTAAGGACGCTCTCGCTAAGTGGCGGGAGCACATCGGTACCGCGTACCGATCCCAGAAGTAACGAAGTGAGTGGTGAGCCCCAGGCGGGCAGACCCACTGCACAACACTCTGCCCAGGAGGCACCCCAACATGACGGACACCGTCGAAACCACCGAGTCCACTGAGGAAGCTGTAGTCGAGAGCACTGAGGCCCAGGCGGCTGAGGAGCAGGCTGAGCCGACTGCCGACGAGGAGACCACCGAGGACACCGAAAGCTCTGACGAGCAGGGTGCCGAGGAGCGTTCCTCTGAGGAGTACCAGCGGGAGATTAAGGATCTCCGTGCTGAGGCGGCGAAGTACCGGACGCAGCTCCGTGAAGCCCAGGACGCCTTGTCGAAGGCGAAGACTCCTGAGGATGTGGAAGCTGCGGTGGCTGAGCTGAGCAAGCAGAACGCTGCGCTCGAGCACGAACTGACCAAGTCGAAGATCGCTCGCGAACTCAACATTCCTGACGCCCTTGTGGGGCGGCTGCAGGGCTCCACAGAGGAAGAGCTTCGTGAGGATGCTTCGGCCCTCTTGGCGGTTCTCGGTTCCGTCAAGCCCAAGGCCCCGAAGAGCACCAACCCCTCTGGCGGTCTTGATCCAGAAGAAGACGGCGACGACAGCTTCGACTACAAGGCGTGGGCACGTCAGCGCCGTCAGAACTCCTTCTGATTCCCATTCCACTCACTTCCAAGAAAGGGTTGAACGAGAATGGTTCACTCCCCGATCAAGCCCGAGAAGATCCTCCCGGGCTTCCACTCCGCGCTGCATGAAGAGCTGACCCTGAAGGGTCTCTTCAACAGCGGCAACTTCGACGAGTTCAAGGGTGCGCTGGGTGACAAGGTCACCATCCGTATCCCGGGCACCGTCGGCGTCAAGAAGGACTACCAGAAGATCGGCGGCAAGGCTCGCGCCGAGCGCACCGCTGACATCGAGTTCGAGACCTACGCGGAGGCCAAGGTCGACCTGACCCTCGGGTCGCACGCGTACTCCGCTGTGGCGATCCAGGACGAGCAGACCGCGTTCGATCTGGTCTCGGCTGACAGCCTGGTCCCGGTTCAGGGTCGCGCCCTGGCCGTCGAGGTCAACAGCGCCTGTGGCGCGCAGATCGCTGGTGCCCCGTACACCTTCCCGGTGGTCGGCCACGAGGGTGCGCTGCGGAAGACCCTGATCGAGGCCCGCAAGGTCCTGAACAAGGTCGGCGTTCCGGCTGAGCAGCGGATCCTGGTTGTCGGTTCGGACTTCGAGGCCGCTCTGTTGAGCGACGAGAAGCTGACCTTCGCCAGCTCTGTTGGTGACAACCGGGCGAGCGCTGCTCTGGGTGAGGCCACCCTGGGCAACCTGCTCGGCTTCCGTGTGGTCGTGTCGCAGGAGGTTGCGGACGAAGAGGCTTACGCCTTCGTGCCGAGCGCCTTCGTGCTGCGTACCGCCACCCCGCCCACCCCGAGCTCCGTGGCTCAGGGCGGCTCCTACAGCGCCGAGGGCACCGGTCTTCGCTGGGTCCGGCAGTACAACAACCGGCGTCAGCAGGACGAGTCGACCGTGGACCTGTACTACGGCACCGAGGTCGTCAAGGATGTCTACCGGTACCTGGACACCGATGGCCAGGAGCAGGTGGCTCAGGCCCCGGTCTTCCTGCGTGGCGTGAACATCAACCTGGATGCGGCTTCCGCCGCCAGCGTCCATGTCGAGGGTGACGACACCGTCGCCGGTGACCTGGGCGTCAAGGTCGAGAACCCGGTCGAGGGCTGATCCCAAGCTTCAATCCTGAGCGGTTGAAGTTCACAACTTCATAGGTAACACCCGTAGCTCAACAGGTAGAGCGTTGGCCGTGCAGGCCAGAGGTCCAGGTTCGAGTCCTGGCGGGTGTGCGTCACGACCGGTACCGCCTGACGGTCCAGGGCCGGTCTTCATCTTCACACCAACAGGAGGTGGGCCATGGCTGCCCTTGCAACATTGACGGAGCTTGAAGCCCGCCTCGACTTCCCGCTGGTGGACGAGGTCTCCGAGGATGACCGCACCAGCATCGCTGAGAGTGCGCTCGAGGATCTGTCGGAGGATGCCCGTCACTACGGGTCTCCTGCTTGGACGGATCCGCAGAACACTCCGGCGATCGTGAAGTCGTTGATCCTCAGGGCTGCGAAGCGGTACCTGGTGAACACGGACGGCTTCGAGCAGTCCCGCTCTGGTGATGAGACGGTGGGCTGGGGGAATGTGACGAAGGATGAGCAGGCTGGTTCTGCTCACTTCGCCCCGGCTGAGATCGCTCAGATCGAGAAGGCTGGCCGTGGTGGTCGGCTCCCTTCGTTCGGTTCGTTCGGCACGTACGCCTGGAACTCGCAGACGTTCCCGGTGAAGCGTGACCGGAAGGGCTACGTGGAGTGGAGTGAGATCCTGTGAGCTGGCACCGGAAGCGCGGCAAGCGCTTCGCCCGGATCTGGCCGAGGGTGTTGAGGACTGACTCTCGTGGCAATGAGATGTGGGCCCCGGATCTGTCGGCTGATCCGATCGTGGTCCGGTACTCGGGCCAGTGGGATCGGGCGTCGATCGCTGAGCTTCCTGGTCAGCAGTTGATCCCGGTGCGTCAGATCCAGATCGACTACAACGACAAGACGAAGGCTGTGAACGCCTACTCGGCGGTCGAGTTGTCGGATC